CAGATGCTGCCGGCGCTCGTGCGTCACGCGAAGGGCGTGAAGCTGACCGACGACGAGATCCGCGCTTTCATGGACGACGACGATCGCGATACAGCGCCGACGTCGACCAAGAAGGGCGCCGTCGCGATCATTCCCGTGCGCGGCGTGATCGCGCATCGAATGAACGCGCTCGGCATGTCAAGCGGCGGCGCATCCTGCGAATCCATCGGCGCCATGATCGACAGCGTCAAGGACGATCCAAACATCAGAGAGATCGCCTACGACTTCGACACCCCAGGCGGGTCCGTCACCGGCCTGCAGGAGTTGGCGGCCAAGATGTTCGCGCTGCGCGGCGTGAAGAAGCAGACCGCGATCGTGAACGGCCTCTGCTGCTCGGCGGGGGTTCACTTGGCCTCGCAGTGCGACGAGATCGTGTCGATTCCGTCTGGTATGACCGGCAGCATTGGCGTCTTCTCGGCGCATCAGGATCTCTCTGATCTGCTGAAAAAAGAAGGCGTCACAATCACGCTCATCAAGGCGGGCAAATACAAGACGGAGAACAACCCCTTCGAGCCGCTGACCGAGGAAGGCAAAGCCGACATCCAGGCCAAGGTCGACGAGGCCTACGCAATCTTCGTGCGCGACGTCGCGCGCGGGCGCGGTGTGACGCCCGCGGCGGTTCGCGGCGGCTACGGCGAAGGGCGCACGCTCACCGCGAAGGATGCCAAAGCGGCCGGTCTGATCGATCGGATCGCCACGATGGACGAGACGCTGGCGCGGTTGACTGGGCAAAAGTCCTCGAAGGCCGGTATGCGCGCGGAAGACGATGCACCGGAACCGGAGCCGATCGAATCGCCCGCGCTGGCGGCCATGGCCGACGCCTACAGCGAGACGCTGAGCGAACGCCTGCAGAAGTACTAATGGCCCGGCCGCCACGCAACGACGAGCCGACGAAGGCGTACGCGATCCGTCTTACACAGGCAGAACGCGACCGCATCAAGGAGGCTGCGCGCGCGAACGGACAAAAGCCAGCAGAGTTCGCGCGCGACGCCATCGTGACCGCCGCGGAAGACTGTTTGGAATCAACCACTTAAGTGGTTTCGTAATACGAAATTCAGGCGTGGCCTGAAACTGTCTCCATATCGCGGCTCCGTAGAGTGGCGAGTGCACGGCCCGAAGCGTATGGTCTTCGCTGGGGCTCTGCGCTCGCCGCTTTTTGTTTGTCGCCGTCACCGGATCGCATCTGGAGCAGACATGAACATCAAGCAGCTGAAGCAGGACAAGGCCGATCTGGCGGCGAAGCTCGCCGCGTTGAAGGCTGAAGGCTGGAAGCTCGGCGCCGTTCCGGCCGCCACGCGAACGCCGGAGCAGATCGCGGCGCTGGCGAAGGTCGACACGGACATCGCCGAGACGATGGCGGCCCAGGCGCTGAACGAGTCGGAACTGGCGCGCGCCGAACGGTACGCCAACGACGAGCGCGCGCAGGCGACGCCCAACATCGAAGCCGGTCAGGACCGCGCCGAGCAGCGGCCTTGGGGTCCGAAAGTATCGGCAACGGCCCCAGCGCTCGTCCAGAAGGAAGCCCGCCACATCGCCCTCGGCAACTTCTGTCAGGCGGTGCGCGTGGCGGCCCTGGGTGGCGTCGCGGACGTCCGCTTGATGGCTGCGGCGACCGGCGCCGGCACACAGGTTGACAGCGCCGAAGGCTTCGCGGTCCCGCGCGATGTCGCGCCGGGCATCGAACGCGAGATGTTCGAGCTCGGCGACATCTTGCAACGTGTGGATGCACGCAGCATCACCGGCAACAACATGACCTACAACGTGTTCGACGAGACGTCGCGCGCGGACGGGTCACGCGGCGGTGGCGTGCTCGGCTACTGGGTCGACGAAGGTGTCGCGCCGACGGCGTCGAACACCAAGCGCGCGAAGATCGAGATGAAACTCCGCAAGGTCGGCACGTTCGGCGTGATGACCGACGAATTGCTGTCCGACGGGATGGCGATGGGCGGCGAGCTCGAAGAGGCGTTCTCTTACGAGCTGACCTTCCAGGTCGAAAACAAAATCTACCGCGGCAACGGATCCTCGGCGCCGCAGGGCTTCCTGAACGCGTCCTGTCTGGTCAGCGTCGCCAAGGAATCCGGCCAATCCGCCGCGACGATTCTCGGCACGAACATCACGAAGATGTGGGCGCGTATGCCCGCCCGGTCGCAGAAGAACGCGGTGTGGCTCGCGAACGTCGACACCATCCCGCAGCTCGCGGAACTCAACCAGCCGATCGGCACGGGCGGCGTCCGCTACCCGTACATCACGTTCGAGAACGGCACCTTCAGTTTGTGGGGCCGGCCGGTGATCTTCGTCGAGTACGCCGAATCGCTCGGCACGGTCGGCGATCTGGCGCTGGTCGACCTCGCGCGCTACCGCCTGATCCGCAAGGGCGGCGTCGAGCAGGCCTCGTCCATGCACGTCTACTTCTCAACCGGCGAGCAGGCGTTCCGCGCCTTCTACCGTGTCGACGGCCAGGCGGTGCCACGCGCCGCGATGACGCCGTTCAAGGGCAGCCTCACGCTGTCGCCGTTCGTGGTGCTTGCTACCCGCGCGTAAGAGGAGAATCCGATGCGTTTCAGCGAACAGTTTTCGAACCCGTACATCTACAAGCCGGCCGATCTCGAGGCTGGCGCTGACGGCGATTCCGTCAACATGGGCAAGCTGCACAGCATCGCCTATAAGTTCCTTTTCGGGGCGGTCACCGGCGATGCGGTACTCAAGTTCTATGTCGGCGCGTCGGCCGGCACGAAGACAACCGCGATCGCTTTCAAGTACCGCCTGGCCTCTGGCGCGCAGGGCGCGGCCTCGGGCGATCTGTGGGGCGCGGTGACGGCTGTCGCGTCCACCGGCCTGACGCTGACCGCCGCGACCTTCACGACCAAGCAAATGATCATCGAATTCGATGGTCAGGCGATCGATGACTCGACGCCCTGGCTCACCCCGGAACTGTCGGCGGCGGCCTCGGTGCTGCTCGTGGCCTGCAGCGCGAATGGCTATACCCGCGATGCCGGCAACAACCCGGCAACTGTGATCTAACGGAGCAACCATGCCTGCCCTGAATCAATCGCAGCGCGACGTCCTCTCGGCGTATGTCGTCGGGATCAAGGTCCAGAAGGCCTCGACGGCGTACACGTCCACGATCGCGCAGAGCCTGTTCACGATCGCCGGCGGCAAGGTGTTGGTGCAGATGCTAATGGCGACAGTGACCACTATTCACCAGGTCACGACGCTGAACATCAAGACGCAGACCGCGCCGACCGATGGCACCGCGGTGGCGCTGTCGACCGATCTCGATACCACTGGTCTTGAGGCTGGCGGCACGCTCTACGTCGAAGGTGATGGCACGGCGACGGTGAAAGCCAACGGCGGTGTCGTGTTGTCTTCGGCGACACAGAGCGGCTTCATCGTCTCGCCCGGCGCGATTTCCTTCACGCCGAGCGCGACCGCCACTGGCGCCACGCTCTGGCAGCTCTGGTACATCCCGATTGACGACGGCGCGTTCGTCGTTCCCGCGTAAGGAGTCACGCACATGGCCGAAGCAATTCAGGGCGCCATCCGTAAGGGCGCAACCGTTTCGCAAGGATCGATCGGGCTCAATGAGCTCGGCGAACAGTTCGCCGCCGGCGGTCTCCCGCCGTACACCGAAATGACCCGTAAGGGTAACGGCTGGTCCGTGATGAGCGTGGTGGCCGTCGCGGGGCTGGTCGTGCGTCCAAGCACGGTGGCCGCGTTCGAAATCTGGAACGGCAACAACGTGGGCGGCAAGAGCCTGATCATCGATCGCTTGTTCTACTTCAACCTCGTGACCACGGCGGCCAACGAAGGATGGAGCGGCTGGGCGGCCGTGGCCGCGGCGAAAGCGGCCCCGGCGGCCGGCGCCAATGTCGTCACGCGCGGCAATTCCGGCAAGGCCTACAGCGGATCGGTGATTGGCGCCCTGGGCACGACCGTGATCGACTCCGGCTGGTTCCCGTGGACAAACGGCCTCGTGACCGGCGGCTCTGGCGTCACCCCGTACGGCTGCGCGGTGGCCAACGTCGAAGGCCGGCTGATTGTGCCTCCGCAGTGCTCCCTCTGTATGCATGTTGTCGCGTCCCTCGTGGGGCAGACCTTCACGCAGGGCGCCAGCTGGTACGAAGAGCAGATCACCGTCGAATAAGCGGTCGATGAAGCATGAGCTTGTTCCTGGTCACTGCTCCGAGCGCGGAGCCGGTTTCACTCAGTGAACTGAAGCTCCATCTGCGCGTCGACTCGACGACCGAAGATGATCTGATTACCGG